GTATTAAAACGTTAGCATCTAAACCACCTGCGCCTCCTTCGGGTGCACGAATAAAACCATCGGCGACAGGAAAGTTAGCAGAGGGTGACGCACCACTAAAATAAATATCAGTGTCAATTCCTTCAGCATCATATACGATTCCCCCAGCATTACCGTCTTGCGGTTGCGGGAAAAATAAAAATCCAAAAGTTTCATCAAAAAATGCACTGCCACCGTTACCACCATTTCCGCCTTTTGCTTGCAAGTCAGCACCATTGGCCAGAATGATAATAATTTTAGATCCAACAGGAAATGCGCCAGCGCGTATCGATGGAATGTTATTTGCTGAGCTACCTGATGTTGTTCCATCGAATATGAATGTTATTGTTATCGGTGAGCTTGGAGCCCCGGCAAATTGAATAAATAAATTTATATCAGAAACATTGCCAGAAATAATAATCTCACTACCATCAGCAAATACAGGCTCATAGGCTAATGCGTCAACGTTATAACTTCGGCCTTCTTTACCGTAAACAGGTTTAATAGATGTTATTTGCGCCCGGGACGTGCCGGTAGGTAGGCCGTTGGCGCCGAGCGTTAATGAGGTTGATAAATCAACGATATCACCGACATCAAATAAGCGCTTTTTTTCTTGGGTTTTCCAGGTATAAGAAAAAGGATCGGAATATCGGTTGACCCATCTATTAACTAATAAATCCCCTGAATCTTTAACGAGTAACGCTGTAAAATCAAAACGTTTTGTTTTTGGCTCGCCAAATAAATCAACACCCTCTAGCTCTGTGCGCTTAAACAGAGAGGCCTTTTTATAATTTTCTATACTTTCAGAAGTAGCCAGTGCCGGTTTGTCATAAACCACATAAGCCCGGGTTGATCTTAAGTTTTCCTCACGTTTACGATTAACGGATTCAAAATCAATTTCGTTACCCTCAGTCAGCGTTATCGTTGATTCTTTCCAAACGCTAATGGCGGAAAGTTTTATTTCCCGGGCAACGGGATCGAACCACATGTCCAACATAAAATAAGTTAATATTGTTTCTAACACCGAGTTGGTATCATCCGATTCAAACCAAAGCGTATTGACTCTGGTCGTTGCGTGCCACTCATCAACTTCAGATGTCCAATCAGCCTTGGGAATAAATGAAGCATCAACCCCTATGTCCAGCAATATTCTTTCAAGTAAATCATCAAGGCGCTCATCGTCTGAAACTTCACATACAAATATTTCGTCACCGGCATCGTGTGAATCTTTAGCTGAGGTTGAGAGGGTGTTGGTGTAAACAATCGGGACGCCACGGGCGACAGTTGATATTGTTGCCGTTCCTGTCCCTATGTTGGCTACAGCAGATATTTTTATAAACTCATCGCCAATGCGCACTGTGTCGCCAACTAGATAGGTTACATTGGCATCAACATTGATAGTTAGGACCGTATCGTCAAAGCTGGTTCTTACTGTGCCCTCCAATGGGAGCGGCCAAACACTATCACCGATATTTACCCGGGATAATTCATCTTTTAACTTTAATGACCAGGTCCCGCTTTTGCTGCTATTAAGTGATTCGATAATGTAATGTCTTGTTTCGGATCCGGTTACCAGGTCAATAGTACCATCAGCCTCAACACGATAATTTTTTATACGACAGGGTTTGTTTGCCATCACTTGCCGGGCATCTAACTTGCCAAAATAAGTTCCTTGGTTTTTTACTGCGCTATCAACTGCCGGGGCATCTAAGTTTGGATCATTGGTAAAATCAATTAAGGTTATTGATGCTGTGCCTCGACTTGCTAGCCCTCTACCCGATTGCAATTTAGTTGGTGTTTCACTTATCGAATTGATAACACGAAAAATGCCCGATTCCGGAAGTGTCGGCGCGTCAACCGTTGTAAATTTATATGTCCGGGTAGCATTGGAGGCCTGGTCACAAGTTAAAGGCGTACCAAATCCCGCTTCGCCAGATATGGTGCATGTACCCTCTACAACGGGTAGGTCAATTTCAACAACCGTAAAGTGTTGTTGATTAAATATGTTTTGTGATGCTGCAAAAGTAGTCATTTACCGCCCGTTAAATACTTTAAAATTGAGCGATAGATTATTTAGTAATCTCGTTTGGGCGTGTGCTTTAGGTGGTCTTGGCGTTGCCTCAAAGCAGGCGTATGAACTTTCAGGAAGCAAGGGATCCTCATTAATAAAAAATATGTCAGTCACAGCAAAATCTAGAAAGTCTTGATATTCATCCTGGCTAAATGCCGCTGTCATATTTGGTAAACTCAAAGACCCGTTAAAAGCTATCGGCTTGCGCAATACGGAAACTGGCGCCGCCAACGCATTAGTAGTGACCTTTGTCTTTATAGCTCGGTTTAGCCAATGCCTGTTATACCCTGCGACCTCACCGCTATTAGGAACTGTAAGCGCAACGCCAGCAGCAGCAAATGAGATAGTTGGCTCTAAATCACCAGTGGCATTAGTCAAGGTTATGCGTAAATTAGAAAATGTCTGAGTATCAAATGACAAAACAACACAATGATTTCTTTTTAAAAGTACGGTTGATATAGACGCGCCGCCACCGTCAGATACTGACACTGAGCTATTGCCTGAGCCATTACCAGCAACCAATATCCCCGCCACAGCAATATAGTTAATCTCACCCGTTGATCCGAAGTCGATGACCAATTGAGTTTTGTCTACGCCGGTATAATTTAAAGAGAAATCAGGATCAACAATATTTTCAGGATCCCCGGATGTATCTTCCCCGAAAACTACAGTTGGCGTTCTACCTAATAGAATATTGGTCTTAGTTAATAGCATTACCGGCCCTGCCTTGTTCTTTCTTCAAGATTTGAGGCTATACCGTCGAAAATATCCTGGCCATCTTCTGTTGATATAATTAAGCGCTGCGTTGTGATGCCTGCCTCGCCGGCCTCGGTAAAGTCCAATTCTGTTGTTTCAGGCGTGAATGTTTCTTGAGAGGCAATAGAAGCCGCTCCGCCGCCAGCAGGGGATGAAATAGAACCACCGCCAGGGCTAGCAGAATTTAACGCCGCTAGTTGCGCTATACCGGTTGCGGCTACCACGGCAGATGTGGCCAATGCCGCCGGGAATGGCAGATCGGCAAATTGCCTTGCTATGCCGGCGGCGGTTTCTGCAACGATAAAAGCGGCTTGGATTGCTTTATTATCTTCAAAGAAAGTGTTTGCTAATATCGAACCGGCGCGTAAGAAATTCTGTTGATTTTTTAGCCTTTCGCTTTGGGTTTGCTTTTCAAACTTTACCGATTGTTTATTTACATTGTTACCTTTTTTTATCGTTATTTCTAAGGCCTTATCGTTATCGCCTAATAACTTATTTAAAGCATCTTGTGTTAACTTTGTCCTTTCAATTAATGTTTCGCCAAAGGTATCGGTGCCATTAACCAGGTCGGTCAGTCCTGCCTGTGCCAATTCGATTAAGTTTCCCCACCCGATTGAAATCAAATTAAACGAATCTATTGTCGTAACGCCTAAAGTCGTGATCACTTCAATTGCCAATATGATTTCTTCAGAGTAGTCAGCAATCAGCTTTCTGCCTTCAGCGCTAAAAGTTGCACTTAATTTTTTGAACTCTGCGCCAACCTCTTTTAGTCTGTCAATTTGAGCCTGTGATAGCGTGGTGCCAAGATCACGAAATTCACCTTTTAACTTATTTAACTCTGTTGCATTGTCTTTAAGTAATGGGATAAGGTCTGTCGCGTCACTAGCAAGACCCTCTAAAGCAAAGCTCATCTGATTACCAGAAATACCGGCTTCTTGCATTCGCTTTGTCATTTCTTGTAGAACTTGTGCGCCAGACATATTTTGGAATTCTAAAGCTAGCTCTCTGGCTTCGTTTTTACCAATCTTCATCACATCAATAAAGTCATTAAATGTTCCGCCACCTGTAGCGACGAAATCACCTATTCTTTCATTGACATCTTTTAAAATATCACCGAGTTTTTCCAGAGGGATACCAACAGTGTTGGTGGCAAATGCGAGAGCCTGCATTTCTTCAACGGTTTCTTTGGACCTGTTAGCTGCTATTTGGATTTCTTTTGCGAACGCTGCCGCTGATACGGCTAGAGTGGTGAATGCTGCTGCTGCTGCCGCTGCTGCAAAAACAGCGGTCTTCCCCATTGCGGCAAGCTCTTTGCCGGTTATCTTTGCTTTAGATCCAACGCCGCCGAGCTTTTTATCGATTTTATTTAGCTTGCTGTTTAGCTTGTCGGTTTTAGCGTCTAACTCAACTATTAATGTTTCTGTAGCCATTCTCTACTAGCCCCGTTTTGAACTCTTTCAAAGTTTAGCATTAAGCTAATATCGATATCTTTTTTGCTACCCAAATCAAATAAGTGATATATCTCAACAAAATCTAAGCCCCACGCTTCGGAAGGTTGCAACTTTAGTTCACTAACACAGACTTTAAACCATTTCCAATAATCAAACTTAGACGGCTTGTAATTACCTGGTGTTAATCCTTTATATCCTTTTTTTTTACAGGCATGTTTTCAGAGAAATAATCATAAACTTGAGTTGCGATATCTGTCATAACCAAAGGCCAGGGTTCGCTTAATTCGTCAGACCTATCACTAGGCAAAAAGCTAACCCTAAACATTCCATCTTGTATCTCCGCTAAAGGGATGCTTTTGTTTTCTGTTTGAGCCAAGCAATATATCGCATAACTTGCCGTTTGGAAATCACAAACTTTGTGATAAAACGTCATCCTGTCGACAAGGTTTTCTATATCCATAGAATCTTTACAGGCCTGTAAATACATTAACAGGATGCATTGAAGGTCTTTACCGGTCGCATCAAAAAAAGCCTTACATGCAGCAAGGCTGATTTTAAATGGATATTCTTTGTAGCATAATTTGATCATGTTACGGCTGCCGTATGGGTAACGACACCTGACGATAAGAACGTAATAGTGGTGGAAACTTTATCGCCATGCGGTATCGCATCACTTAAGCCATTAGGGACCATTGACGCGCTAAAAGCTTCGTCTGTTGTGGCTGCTGATACAAAAGTAATAGTGTATGTATCTTGCGTGCCAATTAAGGCGTCCGCGCGAACCTTTCGGTATTGAGTGTCATCGTTATAAACGATAGTTCCCGAGATTTGCAATTGCTTACCGGCCAACTCACCATCGAGCAACGAAACAAAATCGGCGGCCGATTTATTAGAAATATCAATTGGCGTGCCGTTAAATGTTAACGTCATTTCCATTTGACCGACGATCTCACCTGTTCCGTTGGAAACAACGACCGGAGTACCGTTAATTTCACCTGACATAATAAAAGCCTCTTATAAATAATGTTTGTATATTATCACGCTTAGTTACTAGCGTACAATGTCAGACTTAAACACAATAGATAAATCTATTATGTACCATCCGTTTTCGTTTCTTCCTTCGTTTCTGCTGGCACTTAGAATAAAAATGGTTTGCGGGGCCACTGTAAATGTATCACCATGACGATAATTATCGAGTATTAGATCAACCGTTTGCAGTATTGCCTTGTCGCCAGTACCAGATTTTGCATAAACAGATATTTGATAAACCCCTGGCGATTCGTCGACGGAATCTTTGCTAATGACGTTTTGCTCACCAAATAGCGATGTTAAATCCAAAAACAGATCGCCTCCATCATTTTCAGGATCAAAGTCTTTGTTTTCGTGCGCTATTGGCAACCCCAGCGCTAAATCTATAACAGACTGCGTTAGAGCTTGACGCATTTCGTAATAAGCCATTATAACGCCTTAAATACTTTTTGCAGGGTAGGACCCCAGTTTAAAAGTGATACTCGCACCATACCTTTTGGTGCTTGTTTGGAAAATCCCTGCGAGTTTGTTTTCTCGGTATTTTCCGGGCCGTAACCGCCGAATTCTAATTTAATGATATTTGGCAAATTATTATATAAAAATACTTTTTGGCTTACTAAATCTTCAGGGAGTTCCTTTGCCACATACCCTGGGCCTTTATTTTTATTACCCTCACCGATTTGATCGCTGACATTTAGCCCAACAAACCAGCCCCCTCGCGTTCTTCCAGTATCAACAGGGGTGATCCTTATGATGTCACCCCATACTTTTATTCCAGTTATCCTTAACGCCTTGTTGTATTGAGCCAAGGTTAAGTTCTGACTCTTATCTAGCGCTTTTCTTAATTCTCGCCCCAGGTTCTCAGGCTTTATTACCTTAGCCACGCACCACCACCTTCCATAATTGAGTGATACCGGCATGGTTTAATTCAAGAATTTTCACCACTTTATGATCGATGCTGCTAAAGGTAATCAAATCAGTCGCTAGCGGCGTAACACCGTTATCAAGCAATATCATTTTGTCGGTTGCTTTTATGCGCTTATTATCAATTAAACGT